AACGATAGACTTAGCCCACCAGTCAAGCACCATATCAACTGCTTTAGATAGATCATTCATCTTTAACGAATACTCCTTCTTTATTTAGGAAGCCAGTCCTATTCTTAATCTGCTCGTAGGCTGACTGGAAGCATTGTTTTAGATCGACATCTTCAATAGCAGCGACCATAGTAAGGCATACAAGAACATCCCCAATGCCATCGATAATTCCGTCACGGTCTCGTTTGGTAATCGCATCGGCTAACTCTCCCATTTCAGAAAAAGCCTTCAATAGCTGCGTCTTAGCGTCAGAGTTCTGAATAATCCCTCTAGCCTCACCCCAACGAACTACTAACAGTTCGGTAGCTTCATAGCTCATAGGAAGCTCTCAATCTCAACAATAGGCATATTGAAAGCCTTGTGGATGGCAATCTTAGTCTCAGCCGATACCCCGTTATGACCGTTACGAATCTTGCTAATCGTAGGCATTGAGACGCCTATCTTTAGGGCTAGTTGACGGTCGTTCTTGATCTTGTGCGTTTCTTTTAAATAGTCCAACAGTTTCATTTTCTCTCCTGAGTTAGTAGACCGCTTACGGCGGTCAGTCGGCATACTCACATAGAAGGGGAGACAAACGTAAAGGAGCTATGCGTATGCTGCGTAGGTTACGCGCCACCTATCGCTAGGCTAATGGGTGAGGTACTCGCTTCACTGGTTCTATCCTTGACGATTTACTAATCGAAAAGCCAGCATCCGCTTTCCCTCGTAGATCAATAGCAGCTCGTATTACACGAGGCTCCATAACAGCAAGTTGTACAAGTTACACATCGACCAGCATCACAGTATGTGTGATAGGTACAAGTAGCGTAAACAAATGGTGCTGTAACTGCTAACCAAAGTGCGACTAAGTATTTCATAACTCCTCCCTAAAATGGCGCGTCAGTTAGATCATCGTCCTGAAACTCGGCCTTCTTTGCTGGCTTTTTAGTTTCTTTCTCCTTGACTGCTAGCGAGAAAAACTTACCGTTCTTTCCTTCTTTAAGCCATCCAGAGAGCCAGTAATCTTTGCCATCGATGTTGATTGTGCCGCTATAGTCTGGGTGCTTGTCAGACTGTTTGTTAGTGTTGCGACCCAACATACCGCGATTAGTGTTGTCGTATTCCATGTTTATCCTTTAGTAAATTTCTTGATTGCTGCTCGTTGCTTGCTATCCAATAGGCTCCAGAGTGCAGTCTTCCAATCTGCATCTAGTCCTAAAGAATTGATGTACTCCACAGCCTCAGATGTCTGATCCTTATGAATCATTAGGATGATGTCTGCTGCGTAGCTACGAATCTCGTCTTGAGATTCTGAGTCAAGATCGTCGAATACGGACTTAGTAATCGGCTTTGATGACTTAGGTTCTTCTGAGCCTGTAGTAGCGTCTAGTGCGTCATGCTCACAGATTGCCAAGGCCATTACCAGCAGATACCGAGTAATGTAGGTAATCGATGCACCTAGATTCTGGACATCGTGACAGCCTTTCAACTGAGCAGAAGCCATAGGGCAAGTGAACTTAGTGCATCCACCGTTGACCGTATCAATGACTCGCATAGTCGCTAGTTCGCTAGTGAACTCTAGCGTATGGCAAAGTCCGAGTTCAGCAAATATCGAGTTGACTGTAGGCAGGAAATCGGTCAGTTCAAAGTACCGATAACCTGCGAACTTGTTATGCCCTGACTTCTTAAGTTCTACGTTCTGGAGCTTGACTCTGGCTTCCTGTAGCTTTTGGTAAACGAGCCATTGCTGCTGTTCTTCTTGTTCCTGTTGACGGTTATCCATTATTTATCCTTTAGCGAATTTCTTATTGAAGATGATATTGTTAGATTGTGCTTTCTCATTAGTTTGTATCTTTGCAGCCTCCTTTTGCTCTTTGCGAATACGGTCAAAAGTCTTACGAATATTGGTTTTACCAGACGAGACATATTTGAAACTCGGGTCAAGGATTGATGTCATAGGCTGTCCAAGAGTAACGATAGGAGAAGCAACAGAAAGATGACTTTACCAGAATGACGGTCAATGAAGTCGGCCAGCTTATCGTCTGCTCTGAATAGTTTGTTCATGCTTCTTTCCCCTTAAAGTAGTTTTCTGCTTCCCGGTCTTTGTGTTCCTGATACAACCTGTCCTGATGCTCAAAATACCTATCATCGTCAGTCTCATCGTATGCCGGTAAGTTTTTAGCCTTAACGGTACGGTTAATCATTCCGATAATGAATCGTTGCAGATTGTCACGGAGTTGGATAGGATTTTGATGATGCTGCGACCAAACCCATAACATCTGTGAAAACTCCTCGCCAATATCTGCGGCTGTCATGTGGCACAGTACATCGTCAGGATGTCCATCCAGTAGCTCGTAAAGTAGAAACTGCTCGAATTCTTGTGCGTTCATATTTATCCCCTAGTCAGTTACCGCCACGAAATAATGCCATAGATCAATAGGTGAGTGTAAAATAATTTCTATAAAGAAATAGGAATCTATAGGAACATTCTATTACCAACCATCAACATTCTGCGATAATGAAATACGAGAAAACATTGCAAAAACTGAAAGAAACTCAGCCTAAGCTCGATAAGTATCCAGAGCCTAGAAAGACAACACCTAGAGGACAGCCAGTTGAAAGAAGAACCTTCAAAATCCTTAGCTCCAACGTCAAGCGACAAAACTGGAACGACTAAGCAATACCAATTTGGCCTACGTTATTGCTATGGCTGTAAGAAGTCCAGATCAGCAGGTCAGTTTAAGGAACACAATGTTTGTAAGATTTGTCAGTTAAGAGAGGTTAAGGTATAGTTTAAGCAGTAGTACACGCTTGGAGGCGTGTTTTGAGTAAGCCTTAGATGAGACTCTGCTGGTACTCACCAGTCCTCCAACGCCCAACTTTGGGTGAGAGTCTCACCTAGGGCTTTTTTTATTGGAAAAAGCTATGGAATATTGGCAACTATTGAAGCGTCCTGAATGGCAGAAAAAGCGATTAGAGATGCTGGAGTTAGCAGGGTGGGAGTGCCAAGACTGCGGTTCTAAGGAAAACAGTTTGCACGTTCACCACAAGCAATACTTTAAGGGCAGAGACCCGTGGGATTACGAGACAGATCAACTTGAAGTCTTGTGTGATGAGTGCCACAACGTAGAGCATTTAGAGCTACAAAGAATTAAAGAGATATTAAGTTTTTATAGCGTTAATGAAATATATAACTTGTTAATTGGATACGTTGAATGGGATGTTTTAAAAAGGCTATCTGATTCTGAGTTGTACACAAGGGAAGATGCTGAGTCGCAAGCTGCTGGAGTAATTGCAAAATTACTAAAGTTTAGTCATTCAACCAGCTATAAACGTATAGCGGAATCTTTGGTTGACAATGCAATTCCTCACCTAATGGATGATGCTGAAAACTTTTATCGGCAAAACTTCCCGATTTGGCCGGAGGAACTATGAGCAAACTAATCGATGAATACCCGTTAGTTGTGCTTCCTTCTTTAGCTGTTGATTACGGCTTAAATGAGGCCATCGTTATCCAGCAAATCCACTACTGGACTAGCCGTAAAGACCCAATGCCGGACGGATATTCGTGGGTTTATAACTCTGTTCGTGAGTGGAAAAAACAGTTCCCATTTTGGTCTGAGCGAACCATCTTTTCCATTCTCAAAAAGTTAAGAGAACTAGAGGTTTTGATTGCTGAACAAAAGAGCAACAGCTTATGGGACAAGACACTTTATTACCGTCTTGACTATGAAAAGTTGCAGTTCAGCATTACGCAAGTTTTGCCGAATCGTGTTCGAAAAGGTTGCGTAGTCTCTAATAATACAGAGACTAACTCAGAGATTATTGATCGATTTGATACCTTCTGGAAACATTACCCTCGTAAGGTAGCAAAACCTAATGCTCTGAAACGGTGGTTGAAACTTAAGCCTAACGATGATGAACTTAAGAAGATGCTGGTTGCCATAGATCAGCAGGAATTGAGGAAAAAAGAGACTGATTTTGTTCCTCATCCAGCAACTTGGCTAAACGATAGGCGTTGGGAAGATGAAATCACTCAACCTAACGTCAATACAACTATGGGGAGACGAGTTCTATGATTGGCGATTTACTAAACAAGCTGGAAAAGGTTAAAGGCTCAAAAGGTCGTTGGGTAGCTTGCTGTCCTGCTCACGTTGACAGATCACCAAGCCTTGCCATAACGGAAACTGATGACGGTCGAATCCTGCTCAAGTGTTTTGCCGGATGTAGTGCCTACGAAATTGTAAATGCCGTAGGAATGGACTTGACAGACCTGTTTCCTAACGACAACAATCTAAGTTCCCTCAAGGAAAAACATTTTAATAAAGCAGTACGCAGACCGTTTTACGCATCAGACCTGCTGAAAATAATCCAATTTGAGGCACTTCTAACGTCCGTAGCGGCGTTTGATTTGAGCGAGGGTAGGCAGGTATCGGAAGTAGACAGAAAACGGCTTAAAACGGCTGTATCCAGAATCAACGAAGCTGTTAGTTATATTAACTAGGGGAAACACATGAAAACACCAAAAGAGTTAGATGTCTTACGTCGAGCAGTTTGGTTTGAGGATACGCCTGAGATTGTTGAGGACATGAAAGCTCAGGGATTTCCTGAGTGGTCTAGACATTTGCACAAAATGAACATTTACCACAAGAATCTAATTGCTGAAATTCGTAAGCTGCGTCGAGAATTAAAGGGGTAGTAATGACGATTGAACTAGCGAGAGGAGAGGCTGAGGAACTGCTGAATATTCTAAAGATGGTGTACTCAAATCACGAGCTAACGAAGGCCATTAGTAATCGGTTAGCGGGAGATGTGCTGATTGAGTTCCCACCTGAGCCTGTTGAGGAAAAGCCTGTTGCAGAGTGGAAAGAACTGTCTACGGCAGAGATTAAGGCACTCTGGAACGTAACGAAGAAACCTAGTGAATTTGCCAGTTTGCTGCTGGCTAAAGTTAAGGAGAAGAACTATGAGTCTTGAGGCGAGAGCGATAGAACTAGACGAGGCTAGGAAGGCTCGAATCCTAAAGTCAGAAAGTATTGACGTTGAGAAGTATCTACATTCCAACGACGTAACGATTAAGGTAAAACAGGCTAGAGACTTCCTTGATGATATCAAGGAAAGCTATCTAAGCACCGCTAGAGATACAAAAATTGTATTACCGTGGAGCAAGACTCACGATTCCTTTGCGTTTAGACCGGGAGAGGTAACGGTTTACGCAGGTTCTAACGGTGGTGGTAAGTCGCTGTTGACCGGACAGATTGCTCTGCACCTAGTGAAGCAGAGCCAGAAGGTCTGTATAGCGTCGTTCGAGATGAAGCCTGTCAAGACGATTGAGAGGATGCTGCGACAGTTTGCTGGTGAGTATGTGGATGATCCGTTATCGGCAGACCGTGAGGGTTACATCACCAAACTTCTAGCAAGATTAGATAAGTATACGGCTGACTCCTTATACTTTTACGACCAGCAGGGAACGACTAGCCCGGACAAGGTTATTGCTATGGCGAGATATTGCGCTGTAGAACTAGGAGTCCAGCATATCGTTATCGACAGCCTGATGAAGTGCGTTAAGAACGAGGATGACTTTAACGGTCAGAAGTCGTTTATCGACGAGCTAACGGCATTGGCTAGGGATCACAACGTACACATCCACCTAGTCCATCATATTAGAAAGCAACAGACGGATGAGACGCAGCCGAATAAGAACGACTTAAAAGGATCAGGAAGTATCTCGGATCAGGTGGATAACGTCTTTTTGGTTTGGAGAAACAAGAAAAAAGAAAACCAGAAGAACCGGGGTGAACAGATAGACGAGACACAACCAGATACCTACCTAATGTGCGAGAAACAGAGGAACGGTGACGGTCAGGAGTGGTACGGACTCTGGTACGACAGTCTAAGTCAGCAGTTTGTGGAGAGGATAGGAGCGAGAATTGACTTTGACAACCGAGGAAGTTTTAGAGCATAGGCATCGTTGTGAAGTTAGGCAAATATTAGCTTGGCGTACTGAGGACAGGGGTAAGGCAATGGACTATCTGGCTAAGGTCAAGGGTGACAGGAGAGACCAGCTAGAGAAGGATTGCCGAACCCAGTGGGAACGCGGAAACCGAGGTGAAAAGGGGGATTGGCGTGGTCTATAAGCGTGTGGATTCTAATCAAGTCCAGATTGTTAAAGAGCTAAGACGCTTGGGGATGGAAGTCGAGCATCTTCACGGGGTAGGCAAAGGATGTCCCGACATCTTAGTAGGTTGGAAGGGTAAAAACGTCCTGCTAGAGATAAAGCGGGACGATAAAGCCAAGCTAACCCCGGATCAGGTCTTGTGGCATCACTCTTGGAAAGGTCAGGTAGCGGTGGTTACTAACGTAATTGACGCAGTTAAAGCGGTGAAAGAGGTTTGTAGGGAATGAACAGAGTATCAATAACCGCAATGCACCAATATTGCAGGCATATGCTTGGTTATGAGCAGCAGCCGGGAATTAGTGTCTTTGACTTGGTTTGTGATGCTTTAGCAAAGGATGGAAGGCCAAGACCGTCAGATATTGGACACAGCCAATGGTGCGATAAAAACGCTGTTCACATTGAAATGACAGCAAAAAATATTTTTGTTCCAAAAGTAAAAAAGAAAAAGAAGATTAGCAAAAAGAAATCAAAGTCAGGGAAAAAGACTATTGATCCATTTTTAGCTAGTTATGAGTGGCGCAAGCTGAGAATGGAAGCCCTAAAGTTGCATGGAACTAAGTGTCAATGTTGTGGAGCATCTCCAAAAACAGGCGCGGTATTGAATGTAGACCATATTAAGCCAAGAAAATTTTTCCCTGAACTGGCACTAAGTATTAGTAATTTACAAATACTTTGCTCTGAATGTAATCACGGTAAAGGCAATTGGGATCAAACCGATTGGAGATAGCCTGTCCTATCGCCTAATGTAAATAGTATTAAGCTATGGCAATACGTTAGCCTATAGAAATAAATGTATTTACGCAAAGCAATAGATTATTTAGGATTTGTTTGTACCGACTTGGTACTAACTAGGGGAACAAAATGGAATCAATCAAGATCGAAGGTGTAACACGTCACACAGGAATCTACGTCGATACGATAGGTAAAGACGTATGGATTAACGTGATGTTGAGCAACGGTAGCGCAAACCTATCCATTACGCCTGAGAACGCAGAGAAGCTGATTGAGGCAATCCGAGTCGCTATCGTAGAGGCTTCTAATGAAGGTTGATCCTCACGAGGCAATCGACTTTATCTACCGAAACTCTACGGCTTATGCCAAGGCTAAGGCTGAGGTAACGTACCTTGAGGAGTTTCGCAAGAGCAAGAAGGCTATCCTGTTCAGTCAGGCAATCGGGAATACGGTAGCTGACAGGGAGAATCAGGCTTATGCTCATCCAGAGTATCAAGCCTTACTAAAGGGGCTTCAGGCGGCTGTAGAGGCTGCTGAAGAACTTAGATGGCAGTTGATAGCGGCACAGGCTCGGATCGATGTTTACAGGACTCAGGAAGCTAGCAATAGAACTATGGATAGGATAACGCAATGACCAGAGCTGACATTATTCGCATGGCGAGAGAGTCAACATTAATGCTGGATTTTCAGAAGAATGGGCTGCCGTATTTCCCAGCATTAGAACGCTTCGCCGAGCTAGTCGCAGCAGCAGAGCGAGAGGCGTGTGCAAAGATGTGCGAGGCAATTGAAGATGATGAATTTTATTGGGGTAGACAGTACGCTGATGCTATCCGAGCAAGGGGTGCGCCATGACTGAACTACAAGATAACGTACCAGACGATAGCAACTTGGCTCAATGCGAGTATTGCGGTTGGGTAGTAGACTGGGATGAGGTTCCCCATGCTAGGGACTTATCTGGAGAGATCGTTACCTGCTGCGAGGAATGTAACGAGGGTGAATCGTTTGTAAATTATCCGTCTAAGAGGTTCAATGTACAGAAGCAAGAAGCTACTTGAGAGAGCCAGACACCTACCCTGCCAGCATTGCGGCAAGGAGGACGGAACGGTAGTCGCAGCCCACTCGAATCAGTTGCGAGATGGGAAAGGAAAGGGTATAAAGGCTAGTGATTTTAGGATTGCTAGCCTTTGTTTTTTATGCCATTTCGAGCTAGATCAGGGCAAGAATCTTTCCAAGCAGGAACGTGTAGAGATGTGGGAAGAAGCTCATCGAAAGACCATAGGCTTACTTTTTGAACGTGGTTATCTGGAGGTCGTATGAAGAAGATGTCTAAGGCTCAAAAGAAGGTCGGTAAAGTCATGGGTGAGTTTAAGGAAGGCACTCTCCATAGCGGTAAGGGTGGCAAGGTCGTTAAGTCTAAGGATCAGGCGATTGCGATTGCTCTTAGCGAGGCTGGTATGGCTAAAAAAGGCAAGAAGAAATGAAGGCCGGACTCTACAGCAATATCCACCGAAAACGTGAACGTATCGCTGAAGGTAGTGGCGAGAAAATGCGTAAACCGGGTGCTAAAGGTGCGCCATTTGCTGCGGCGTTTAAGGAATCAGCTAAGACAGCCAAGCCGAGGAAAAAGTGACGGCAGCATGGACTAAATGAGATATACCTACGGGCTGGAGAACGTCCGGGTTCGTCACTGGGGCGAGAAGGCAGACATTCAGATCGGGTCTTTTTGCTCGATTGGCGATAACGTTGAGATATTTCTAGGTGGGAATCACAGGACAGACTGGGTAACGACCTACCCTTTCGGGCATATCAACGAAAACGTATTTCCTTGGCATGGTGAAGGACATCCAGCGACTAAAGGTGGCGTTGTCATTGGTAACGATGTCTGGATAGGGTCGGGATGTACGATTATGTCTGGCGTTACGATAGGTGATGGTGCTGTCCTAGCGGCTAAGTCTGTGGTGGTTAAGGATGTTCCTGCCTATGCGGTAGTCGGTGGGAATCCTGCTCAACTCCTAAAGTACCGCTTTGAGTGGGATCAGATAGAGAAACTGCTAGAGAACCCTTGGTGGGAGCTACCAGAAGCCCGTATAAACGATTTAATCCCGTTACTGTGTTCAGACAAGGTAGAGGACTTAATTGCAGCCCTTAACGCTTAATTTAGGCTCTGGTAAGGATTGGCGGGATGACTGCTTAAACGCAGACATTCAGGCTAGGGTAAAGCCGGACTGGGTGGCAGACATTTCTCGGGTGAACTTTGGCGAGGTCATTGCTACTCGGTTCGGGGAAGTGCATATCAAGCCTTATATGTTCGATAAGATCATTGCTAACGATGTTCTGGAGCATATCCCAGACTTAGTAGCTGCGATGACGAACTGCAAGAATCTGCTGAAGCCTAAAGGTGAGTTTCATATTCATGTTCCTTACGAGTTAAGTCTAGGGGCGTGGCAAGACCCGACTCATGTAAGGGCGTTCAACGAGAATAGCTGGCTGTACTACACGGACTGGCATTGGTACTTAGGGTGGGAAGACCGTTTTTACATGAAGCAGATGGCGTTTAACCTGTCCGAGTACGGCAATGAGTTAGCAGAAAAGAAAGTATCAGACGCAGAAATACTGAGAACTCCGAGGGCTGTCGATTCGATGAGTGTTATTTTATGCAAGCAATAGTTATATGTACGGTAAACAATCCCGGCATTACTGTGCTGCTGGAGTCTATTCGTTGCTATGGTGACAAGTTACCCGTGTACTTATGTAGTAATAATCTTGGACTCTGGGCAAGAGCAAGAGAGATCACAGAAAACCTTATCTACCGACCCAATCCTACTACCAATTTCGGAGATGCTTATAACGCAGCCTGTGACTATGCCTTTGAGCATGGCAAGTTTGACTCATTGATTTTAGCTAACGATGATGTGGTTCTTAATCCAGATACGCTATCGTTAATGCGGGAAGATGCGGGGATTCTGGAGTCTCGTGGCGTGAAATACGGATTCTTAGGTGCTAGGTCTGACTATGTATTGCCGGATCAGAACATAAGATTCCCGGTTGATGGGGACAGACGGGCAGGATTGAAGTGGGAAAGTGAGCATCAGATCAAGATTACTCCGGTAATTGCGCCGATCTGGGCAAGTATCAGCCGGGAAGCATGGGAAGTCGCTAAGTTCCCGAGTACTAATTGGTATTCAGATAATATAATATGCCATGACTTGAACGTGGCGGGTTATCAGCATTTCGTCAGTAGGGCTTATGTGCATCATGCAGGAAGCCAGACGGTAGGCGTTGATTTCAAGAAATGTCACGAAGAACCGAGGGCGTGGATATTAGAGAACCGCCCAGATATGTATGAAGCGATATACGCATGACACCGGAAAGGTAGTGCAAAGTGCAGATAAAGACAGTATTAGTAGAGAAACTCATCCCTTACGTCAAGAACAGTAGGACACATTCTGACGGTCAAGTAGCCCAAATCGCGGCGAGTATCAAAGAATTCGGCTGGACTAACCCTATCCTTGTGGACGGGGAAAGCGGCGTTATAGCTGGTCATGGGCGGCTATTGGCTGCAAGAAAGCTAGGCCAGAAGGAAGTTCCGGTTATTGAGCTAAAGCACATGACGGAGAGCCAGAAACGGGCTTACGTTATTGCCGACAATCAACTAGCCATGAACGCAGGTTGGGACACGACCTTATTATCGTTGGAACTAGCCGACCTAAAGGAACAAGGGTTCGAGATGGACGTACTCGGATTCGACCCTAAAGAGCTAGATAAGCTGCTGGAACCTGAGCAGGTAGATGGATTAACGGACGAGGATGCCGTACCTGAGACTCCGGTAGAGCCTAAGACGAAGCTAGGGGATATTTATCAACTTGGCAATCATCGGTTAATGTGTGGGGATAGTACGAGCATTGATGCGGTAGAGAAGCTGATGGATGGTCAGAAGGCCGATATGGTGTTTACTGATCCTCCCTATGGCGTTGACTACGATGGCGGTCATGCGACAGATAAAAGACGTACTAAATTAGAAAATGACGATAAAACACTTATGTATGCTGGAGCTTTGCCAATAGCATATATGGCATCAAAAGACGGTGCTGCCTTATATCTATGGTTTGCAGATAGATTTGCCAAAGATGTGCTTACTGCACTTGATGAGTCTAATTTTCAAGTAAGGACATGGATTATTTGGAATAAGAATTTGGCACAGTTTGGCGCTATTGGCGCACAGTACAAGCCTAAACATGAACCATGTATTTATGCGTTTAAAAAAGGGAAAGCGCCTTATTGGAATGGAAAAAATAATGAAGTAACTGTATGGGATGTAAAACGTCACTCAAAAAATGAGTTTCATCCGACCCAAAAGCCAGTAGAGTTGCCTGTCAGAGCATTGGAAAACAGCAGTAAGGGTGGCGATATTATCTTGGATTTGTTCGGTGGCAGTGGCAGTACGCTAATTGCCTGTGAGAAAGTTAATCGCCATGCAAGATTAATGGAACTAGACCCTAAATACTGTGATGTAATAGTAAAGAGATGGGAAGATTTCACCGGCAAGAAAGCCGTTTTATTAACAGATGAGTAACATTTCCCCTTAAGAAAATGGTAGAGCATATTCCTAGTGAAGAAAACAAGCGGATAGTCGAGACATCGGCAGGACTAGGCTTGCCCCATGAGCAGATAGGCGCATTGATTGGCATCGATGATAAGACGCTGCGGAAACATTATCGGACTGAGCTAGACGTAGGTAAGGCTAAAGCCAGCGCACAGATAGCCAAGACGCTGTTTAGCAAGGCTCAGGGCGGGGATACGACTGCGTTGATCTGGTGGACTAAGGCTCAGATGCGTTGGGCTGAGACGCAGAAGCAAGAGGTTACTGGTGCTAACGGTGGCGCACAGGAAATGATCGTCCGATGGGGCGGAAAGGCTAAAGATGACGTACAAACAGACTAACTGCCCACAATGCAGCGCGTTCCTAGTGAACAACAAGTGCTTGAACTGCGGATACGTTAAGTGACTGAGATAGTCATAAGCTACGAGCCTAGAGACTTGCAGCTACAGATACATGACGCTATCGATAGCCACAGGTTCACGGTGGTAGTTGCTCACCGAAGATTTGGGAAGTCTGTAGCCGCAATTAACCATCTCATCAAAGCCGCGATAGAGTGCGACAAGCCTAACCCACGGTTTGCATATATTGCACCTACCTACAGCCAAGCAAAACGAGTCGCTTGGGATTACCTACTAGAGTACACAAGGCCACTTAATGCAACTGCCAACATTGCTGAGTTACGGGTTGATTTTTGGGGGCGTAGGGTTAGTCTTTACGGGTCTGACAATCCTGATAGCTTGCGCGGTCAGTATTTCGATGGCGTGGTTATCGACGAAGTTGGCGATCAGAATCCACGTATTTGGAACGAAATCCTTAGACCTGCTCTTTCCGATCGCCTCGGGTGGGCTTGCTTCATTGGGACTCCTAAGGGGGCTAACCATTTCGCTGAACTAGCCGATAGAGCCAAGTCTGAAAAAGGCTGGAAGTACCTAGAGTACAAGGCTAGTAAGACAGGTGTTCTGCCTGAGTCCGAGCTTAAAGCCGCCTATCGAGAGATGGGGGAGGACAAGTACAACCAAGAGTTCGAGTGTTCCTTTAATGCAGCGGTCGAAGGGTCTTACTATGGCAAACTTATTAACGACCTTGAAAGGGATGCTCACATTAGTGATTTTCCTCGTGACGATCTCTGCCGTAGCTTTGTTGCTTGGGATTTGGGAATGGGTGACTCGACTGCTCTATGGGTTGCTCAACTGGCTGGAAAGGAAGTTAGACTCCTTGATTGCGTCGAAAACCATGGACAGGGACTAGATTGGTACGTTCGCTGGCTGAAGGACAATGACTATGCAGGGTTCAGTCAAATCCTGCCCCATGACGTACAGGTTAGAGAATTAGGCACAGGCAAGAGCCGTAAGGAAGTCTTAGAGGAAGCAGGGCTATCCATAACGGTTGCGCCTAGATTGTCTGTGGCTGACGGGATTCAGGCTGTGAGGAGATTGTTGCCTCGGTGTTGGTTCCATCCAAGGACTAAGCCGGGACTAGATGCCTTACGGAACTACCGTAGGGAACATGACGAGAGACGGCAGATATTCTACGAGAAGCCGCTACATGACTGGTCTAGCCATATGAGTGACGCTTTCAGATACCTAGCGATAGGTCTTGACGAGGGCGATAGTTCATGGCAGACAACGTTGCCAATTTCAACGAAATGGATTGTATAATAAGCAAAACCCATAAGGATTTGCTATGAAGATGGATGAGGGTCAAATCAAGGGAATTATCGAGAA